CCCCCTATAGTAAGCACGTTTACTTATAAAGGAAGGGTATTTAAACCTTTCGGTCAGGATTTTAAGCCTACAGCCTCGGAGAAGTCATTATATAAGGGGCTTTATAAGTAAATAGCCATCCTCGAGTTTATAAAGGACAGCCAAAAAACCCAAAAATAGGTATCGTCACCCATTTCGTCGAGGGGAAAAACGAAAACTTGGAATTGCCCTTTTTGTCACCATTGGCGAATGGCGACGTTAGAATTCAACAGGCAGCCGGCCATGATCCCATAGGCCAACGCCTTACAAGGTTGGGGAGGGGTGGCCGGAGCATATGGAGCGGAGCGGTGTGTTGTTACTGGGGAATGGAAAGGTGGATATTTAAACCTTTCGATTGCAGAATATACACAATCTCGCGCGGCATATCGGATTACAGGCTATTGCCGATTTGTTTTATAGCCATGCCATTCGCGTCGTTAAAAAATAAAAAAGAGCGTAAGGAATGATGGCAGACCTTACGCCCTTAGTTCTCTCCCAAGAACAATCACTCTTTTCCCTTTTCAATGACAGCCATCGTAAAGTTATTATAAGTCCGGCTCCCTGTCTTATTAGATTTAGTGCCCTCAAACCTTACAGCAACCATATCACTCTCTACAACCCCCAGCCTCTTGATGAAACTCTGCAGCACTGTGTTGATCCAGACAGTGACCTTTTCGCCGTCGCCCTGTTCCAATATCATGACTTCGCGGGTTTCACCATCGACCTGCGCCGTGTGCATGCTGGCGACTTTCCCCATGACTATCTTGTTTTCTTTATAGTCCCATGTTGGCGGAAAGTCTGTCGCTTCTTGCTGCGACTTGTCTAATGCTTCATTGATTTTTGTCTGTTTGTCGTCTGTCATGTTTTCTTTTCCTGCCTTTAAGCCTGCGCGGCTGATTATAAACTTTCTAACCATAAAGTTATCTGACTTACAACGATCGGGTGAACTGCATTATTAGAAAAAATAGTAAGCAGTTCCATTCTTTTTTCTTCTGTCAGGTTTTTTAATTCCATTGTAAATATAACCGACGGCGCCTTTTGACACTTAGCCAGTTCCCTTACTGAACGCCGCCAGCATTTAGTCAGTAAACATGGTGCGGCAACCGTAACCATGTTATGATCCTGTAAAACCGACTGCCACCCGTTCTTTATTTACAGGCACTATGGTATATTAAACCCTAAGATGGAGAATAACAGCCCCTTTATATATGTTGCTGATAACTGGCAAGTAATGAAAAATAAAAAAATTAAAAAAGCTGTATCGTGTAAGCTGCCAATGCAAAGCCAGCCATTATCAAGAAAGTCTGGAACCATCCGTGCAGCGTGCGCATGTATTCCAAGCACTTAGGCATATCACCCCGTTTCTTTGCCGCGCATGCGATCAGATAAAATATTCCCGCATTGATGATCATCAAACCGAAAGCGATAAGCAAAGTTAAGGCTAAGCGGAATACGTTGCCATCGACCACGTCGCAGACATCTTTAGCGACAATGTTGCAATTTTGTGCGAAGTCTATTACTGCATCTTTCATCGCCAATACTCTCCGATAATCTGCAACTTAGCGACTTTGATATGCTGATAATCCTTTAACAATAAGTTCTTCGCATGTTTCGCCGCTTCCTTATTCGTGAATATAGTCCCGATCTTTTCGCTGTGCATGCAGTCTTGTATCTTCTGTTTTGTCACAATGTCAAAAAACAGCGGCTTGAATACTGCCATGTTTGCTTTTTTGCCGAGTAATATATAATACTCGACCATGTCATATAATTCAACACATTTATTCATTTTTTATCCCCCTGATCTACACGCCAATCATAATAGACCAATTCATTCGTATCATACAGCTTATAATAGACATGCGGCTCTTTCAATAGTTTTGTATACACAAGTTCACCGTCAGGACGCCACCATTTATTAGCGATCACAAAACGCCGCAGATGTTTTCCCCTGAGAAAAATCTTGTTGCACTCAATCAGATAGTCGCAATTATTCCTATACCTTACATCAACCTGACCGATAAACTGCGTTGTCGCGACAAGATCAACGTCCCGCTTTCTGCTCTGCGTGAAGAAATAGCCCCAATCAATATTATGCTTCCTCATGGAGCGCCGGCTGTCTGTGATGGTATGCAGCTCGTCAATCAGCAGAAAGGCGTCATGTAGATATTCCTGTTTCATGATATCTTTTATCATGTCTTGCGTCAGAGCCTTATGCGGAAAGTTCAGCTTGATATTTGAATAGACGACACGCTTTTCAAGATAAGCTTCGTAAGCATGCTGGACAGCCAATAAAGTCTTGCCGCTCCCTTTCCTGCCGTGGATTAATATCTGTGTCATATTTTTAGATTATATCTTTTCAATATTTTTGTTTTGGCTGTCAAATAAGTTATAATCATGGTTATAAACCACGTTGTAACACAACCAAAAAACATACTGATAAATAATAACATTTTAAATGAAATATTTGGCGACATTTCATAAAAATAAAATCCTAATCCGGCAAAAGCGCCAAATATAGAGCATACAATCAGTTCGCCAAATAAACCCCATGTCTTATCATTCTTGTTCTTTTTCTTTGTCATGATATTACCTCCTATGGAAAATCACCATTAACAATATTGCGTGGATTGTCACAACGGAAACACATCAATAGATGATCCTTGTTTCTTGCCCCGCACATTTCGCAGATCCACATCAGACAACACCCCTTTGCGGCATGGCGCCAAAGGCAGACATGGCGCGCGCCCCTGTCTTGTTGTCAGCGATCTGTTTCATCGCGTCTATCAGTTCTTTTCTTCCGGCTCTCTCATGCGAGATGCGCAGTTTCATAAAAAGATGGCAGACCTCGCCAATGACGGCGATCTTTGATTTCTCGCTGACTATGAGCATGGCGGTAAGGAGTTTTACCTCATTGTCAGTTAGATGTGTTTTCATTGGCAAGTCTTTCTTGCTTACCTTATCAAATAACTGCCTGACTATAAGCTTGCCTACGTCCTCATTGATTGAGTGTTCCAGTTCGTCCACGATATTGTTTAATGATGTCATATTTTTAAATCCCCGTTAACCCATTTAGTTTTACAATTTTCACATAAATATCGTTCTTTAACCATTAATAAATTTGCCCATCTTAAAAAATAAATTGCCGGTTTATCACATAAAGAGCATTGTTCATGCAACATTATTACTCTCCAACTTGCAAAATTTTGTGCGTTATGCTTTTTTATTTTCATTGTTCCACGTCCTTATATAATCTTATCGTCCCGCATAACCCCGTTATACTAAACGGAATTTGGAACAAGGCGATAGATGTGTCTGTGACGGCGGCATATAGAGCGGCGGGTATTCCTAATATAAAAAATGCCGCGGCGACTATCAGCCACGCCTTTGTCAAAGATTTTTTTAAATTCAT